GATCCCTGGTTCTTATGAGGTTATTGTTTCCAAGTCTGGACTGTCTAAGTTCACCAGCAAAGACCGTAACCTGACTTACTACATTGCTCTGGAACCTGATTTCAAGTATGAGTCGTAAGTGGGCTGTAACATACCGCCTTCCTGGGTCTACAAAATATCATTACAGACTTGTAGAGGCAGATTACCAATGGGAGGCAAAGAAAATTTTTGAGGCAGAAATGCCCTCTGCCCAAGTCTGTGGCAATCCTCATTATGTTCCCAAATCTCCATGAAGACTGATTTTCTTTGGGTCGAAAAGTATCGTCCCAAAACTGTGAATGATTGTATTCTTCCTGACTCTATTAAAACTACCTTTCAGGAGTTTGTAGAGCAGGGAGAGATCCCTAACCTGCTTTTGGCAGGACCAGCAGGGTGTGGCAAGACAACCATTGCCCGTGCCCTTTGTGAACAACTTGGTTGTGACTATATTATTATCAATGGATCTGACGAAGGACGATTTCTGGACACGGTACGGAACCAAGCAAAGAACTTTGCATCGACCGTATCACTTCAAGCAACTGGTAAGCACAAAGTCATCATCATTGATGAGGCAGATAACACAACCCACGATGTACAGCTCCTCCTACGGGCTAATATTGAGGCGTTTTATAACAACTGCCGATTCATCTTCACTTGCAACTACAAGAACAAGATCATCGAACCCCTCCACTCCCGATGTGCCGTCGTGGAGTTTTCAATCACAAACAAACAGCGACCTGCAATCGCAGCAAACTTCTTCAAGCGTCTCCAAGAAATCTTGGATACAGAAGGTGTTAAATATGATCACAAGGTCCTGGTAGAACTCATCAACAAACACTTCCCCGATTGGCGTCGTGTGTTGAATGAATGCCAACGTTACAGTGTTGGTGGAACAATTGATTCTGCAATTCTTGCTCAGTTCAGTGATGTAAAGATCAATGACCTCATTAAAAACCTCAAAGACAAGAACTTCACCGAAGTTCGGAAGTGGGTGGTGGCTAACTTGGATAATGATCCTGGGGTACTTCTCCGTCGTCTTTACGATGCTCTGGTTGATGCCCTTGAAAACCCTAGCATTCCTGCTGCTGTGCTTATTATTGCTAAGTATCAGTATCAAATTGCCTTCGTTGCGGACCAGGAGATCAACCTCATCGCGGCGTTGACTGAGATTATGGTGGAGTGTGAATTCAAATGAGTAATTTGGGACCTCCACCACAACATCTTATCGATGCTATTAAGCAGGGGAAACCCATCGATGGTAGGGATCCTTGGGTTCGCAAAATGATGAAAGAGGAGAGGCAAAAAGAAAAACAAAAAAAGATTATTGAAGCAAAAGAACAAGAAGAACGTTGGATTGAATGGAATATAAAACAATTAGAACATGAACATAGAGAATTCCAAAAACAGGAAGAGTTCAATAATAACACTGTTGATTGGAATTATCCTAAAAAATGTAAGTGGTGTGATTGTGAATCTATGAGAATTATTCTAAGACCAGATATTATGCATCACGCAGAATATTATTGTAATATGTGTCACAAATACAATGATTGGTTACCTTATCCAAAACAAAGTGAATTCAAATGAAATCGTTAAAAACACCATTGAGATATCCTGGGGGCAAGTCTCGTGCTTGCACTAAGATGGATCAATACTTTCCTGACCTGAGAAACTACGATGAATATCGTGAGCCTTTTCTTGGTGGTGGCAGTGTTGCTCTTCACTTGACCAAGAAGTATCCCAATTTAAAAGTCTGGGTCAATGATCTTTATGGTCCTCTGTATAACTTTTGGATTCAATTGAGGGACAACAGTCATGAAATTACGAGACAACTCCAAGAACTTAAATCACGATACCCAGATCGAGGATCTGCCCGTGGGTTATTTTTGGAGGCTAAGGACTTTCTTGACAACACTGGTGACGCCCCAGAAATCAGATCCTCCTTGCACGGGGAGCGTGAACCTGTTTATTCTGCCGTTGCTTTTTACGTTGTTAATAAGTGCTCTTTTTCTGGTCTCACTGAGTCCTCATCCTTTTCTGCCCAAGCAAGCGATTCCAACTTCTCGATGCGAGGAATCCTGAAACTTCCTTTCTATTCTAAACTCATACAGAATTGGACAATCACAAACTATTCTTATGAGATGATGTTGGATGCTCCTCCCAAGACATTCATCTATCTTGATCCACCTTATGACATCAAAGACAATTTGTATGGACGCAAAGGATCAATGCATAAAGGTTTTGACCATGACCTTTTCGCAAAGAGAATGGACTTCTGTGAATCTGATTGCTTGATTAGTTACAACTCTGACCAGTTGGTAAAGGATAGATTCAAAGAATGGAGAGCAGGTGAGTTTGATTTGACTTACACCATGCGATCAGTTGGTGAATACATGCGTGAACAAAAAGATCGTAAAGAACTTTTATTGATGAATTATGAAACGGAGAAGATTGTGGAGAGTGTGGGCGAAAGCACTGGGGGAGAAGCAGGGAGCAAATGACCGAGAGGCAGATGCAGTGGCTCGTATACGGTCTCTTATATTCCTTTCTTACCTTGTCACTAATTGTTTTATTATTAGCGGAGTGATTAGACATTGGAACTGAAAGACTGGTTAAATTCAATCAACTACAACAAAGAAGATTTGTCTGAGGACATTAAGTCCTATCCTCCATACATCGTCAATCGTTGTTTATCTGGACATATTGATTGCATTATGTTTGCTAATGAGATGAACCTGAATCATCAGTTAGACAAAGACATGCAATATCAATTTTATCTAAATAGTCTGAGGAAAAGGAAGAGATTCTCTCCTTGGCTAAAAAAGGATAAAGTACAAGACCTAGATATTGTCAAACAGTATTATGGTTACAGTAATGAGAAAGCATCTCAGGCACTGAGAATTTTATCTAAACAACAACTGGAATTTATTAAACAACGACTTGACATTGGAGGCGCAAAATGAGCACGGTGAAAGAACCTGAGGTGCATTGGTCACAAGACCAGATGATTGAAGTTCGTCTGAGAGAACCAGATGACTTTCTTAAAGTTCGTGAAACTCTGACTCGCATCGGAGTGGCATCACGCAAAGAAAAGAAACTGTATCAGTCTTGCCACATTCTTCATAAGCAAGGAAGATACTTCATTGTTCACTTTAAGGAGTTATTTGCTCTGGATGGCAAACATGCCAACCTGACTCCGAATGATGTTCAGCGCCGTAATCGCATCACTCAACTTCTTTCTGACTGGGGTTTGATTGAGGTAGTCAATGCTGAGACCATTACTGAGATTGCTCCTCTGAATCAGATCAAAGTTCTTTCCTTCAAAGAGAAGAACGAGTGGACTCTTGAAACAAAATATAACATTGGCAAAAAGAAGACACAAGAAGCATAAATAATACGTCGCTCTTTCGTGCGCGACTCTATACATACGGAATATACGCTACTTTATGAGGGGTTGCCACCCCTCTTTTTTTATGCTATAATATGGGCATCGACCAAAACACATAGAAACGGTCGGGAGAATAATCATGACTATTCAATTCAAAAAACTGGTTCACGTCTACGATCAATACGAAAAAGTTGTAGACGAGAAGACCAAAGAGTATCTGAGTAATTTTGGGGTCATTGACAGTGCGCCCCAAGATCTTCCTCTTATGGAAGATATTATCGCTCAGTATAATCGTGGAGAAATTCTAGATGGGGGCACAATCATCTGTGCTGCCAGGGTTGGTGATCTTTGGAGTGATCCTACTTATAACCGCATCCTAGAACTTCGATATGGTAATCATAAGAAGCACATCGAAAGTCGCGGTGGGTATTCAAACGATGCTGCTGACATTTTGTCTGCATATCTTCGTCCCTCCTTGAAAGCAGTGCTGACAAAAGGTAATAATCGGGCATCCATGAGAGGAGCTTGTGGTCGTAATCCTGATGCTAGGGTTACTATTGCTCTAAAACTTCACCGCAAGAACATCTCTCATGAAGAGATGGTTCGTATTGAATCATTGGATCACAATACTGACTGCAACTATCGTACCAATCAAAGTGGTGACGACAAGTTTAAGTCTGCATACTATGCGGAAGAAGAATGGGCAGTAAATCTGTTCAAATATCTTGAACCATTTCGCATTGGTATCGCTGGAACTCTTGATGATGCTAAGTTTGTGTGCCCCTCACATTCTTATCTAAGCAGGGCAATTCGTCTTGCTGGAAAAGAATACACCAGCAAGTATCTTACTACATTTACAAAATGGGAATGTGATAAAGAAGTTCAGGGTAATGCTACCGTAGCAGGTGCTTTATTCTTAAAAATTTTTCACGCTTATGTTGAAGATGTGGATAAGAGGAACAACATTGATTCATTCTCTGAGATGATGAAATGGTTCTTCACTGAATACGGTCCTCTTTATCAGAAAATTGATCCTGATGCAAGGAATCTTTTGCAATCTGATATTGTTCAGGGCAATGGAGTCTACAAGGGAAATGAACCTGCTATTGCACGTTTTGTTTTTCTGTATAATGATTTCTGTCGTATCAAGAAATTGCAAATAAATGGAACCCAGAAAACTGCTATTCCATTTGAAGGATCTGATAGCACTGCTTGGAATAAGTTTCTTGCGGATTCAAATCCTTTGATGAAACCAGCACTAGGAGGACTTGCAACTACTAAGTTTTTCTGATAACCGAACAAAATCAAGCGGGTCTCAACACCCGCTTTTTTTGTGTTTGTTGTATAATTAGTAGTGGATGCCGAAAGGGTCCACACAACACAAACTCGCTTTAACAAGGAGCTACCATAATGACTAACCTTGCACGTTATACAACGT